AAATGGGAGAATATCAACTATTAAATGTATTCTATTTTCAGATGATCTATTATCTACATAATGATATTTTTGATTGTTTATTTCATACCATATACCTTCTTTAAATTTAAACAATTTATCGTCAACATAAAAGTCAACACTAGAATTTGTTTTTATCGGTAAATGTAATCTATGAGAAGAAACTAAACTAATATTACTATCCCAATGCCTATCAATTTTACTGTTTGGTAAAAGATTAGCTAACATACATTTAACTATAGTACCTTTATATTTTTTTTCTAAGAAATTAAATTCTGGTTTTAAAAATTCCCATATCTTAGAGTTTCTATTTTTTTTATAAATTGATAATTTATTATTTACAATTCCTTCACTCCAGATTAAAGGATAGGATTTAGTATTCCTGTGAACAAAAAAAACTTTTTGTCTAAGAGACCAAGAATTCCAATCATCATCTGATAGTTCATTAACAAAATTTTTAATATCTTTTATATCAGTTCTTTTTAACTTTAGAACCCTTTTTGGTTTTTTTATTTCTTTTTTTCCCATAAAACATTCAATGATTTATCAAATACCATCAAGTATCTATGCTTTCTACTTCTTTCTTTCCACTCACCCTCAACACCCTTCACGGACCCTCTAGAATGCTTTGTACCATCAGTATAGTAAAAGTCTTTTTTAGGATCTGTTAGACCGTAGTAAGTAAAATTACAAGCTCTGTATATAACTCCAGTATGGTGATTAGCATCAGCATAACTAAGAATAGCACGAACGTTGGCATCTTTTCGAAACCTCTTTATACAACGACTGACAAACCAAGAGGTAATATTATATTCCGTTTTCTGAATATCGGGATGAACGCAAAGTCTTGAAAGTTCATATAGCCCATCTTGTTCCTGTCTTTGTAATCCAAACGCACCAACTGCTATTTCTGGGACGGGGATTTTAGTAAACACACAAGCAGCGAGACAGTCACCGATGTGCATAACATCAGAAATACTGGATTTGAATAAACCGTAGTTGTACCCACTCTTGAAATCCTTTGATTCGTCTTTAAGATAATGATAAGTATAAAGAAGATTTTTGATTTCTTCTTTACTTACTCTATCTATAAAATACTGAGTATTTTTACTCATTCTTGTGAGGATTTCATCATATATTCTACGGTTGTGGCAACATCATTCATAGCATCTCTAAGGAATGGTTGCTGACCCGATTCCTGCTTAAGAATAGGTCTTGAATCGTCGGTAAGAGTCCAACGCCACTGTTGCATATCTTTGCAGTACCAGAGATTTATCTTCATTTTAAAACGTAGGTTTTAAGAGCCCCCGACCGGATTTGAACCAGCGACCAACGGTTTACAAAACCGTTGCTCTACCACTGAGCTACAAGGGCATTAATCGGCAGGCATCATTTCTGGATTTTCCAGTTCTAACTCAAACATTAGAGGATGACATTCTTCCATTATAAGGTAATAAGAAGATTGGTACAAGTCCTCTGGTTCAAAACGTCTTTCGTTGTCTGCTAGTTCTATGAGTTCCAAATCATACATAAGACTATCTGGAACATCATCAAAAGTGAAAGGAATGCTCTGTATAAAGTACATCAGAACAAGTTGTGTTCCTTTGTTGTACCAAACATACCTGGCATCTATTCTGTATTTCATAGAATAGTTCCTAATACTTTTGTTTATTTAGAGGTTAAACCTCATAGGAACGGAGAGAATCGAACTCTCACGGGATCTACTCCCAACGGATTTTAAGTCCGGTGCGTCTACCTATTCCGCCACGCTCCCATAAAAACTCAGAGAAGACTGAGTTGACTATCAAATTCTACCGTATAAGTCGGAGGATGTAAAGTGCAGTATTCATTAAACGTAATCTTCATTTCTTTGTTTGTAAGATTACAATTTGCTGCTGCTTTTGGAACATTCCATTTTGCTGCGAACAGCATTTCCATAGATTCTTTTGTTTCTGGTCTCATAGGGGATTTGCGTATGAGAGTGTTTCCTCATCAACTGTTGAACGTACAAACTCTAGCACACTCATAAACTCTTCAACCGTATCACAGGACACTTGTTTTTCTGACCCCTCATTGGAGTAAAGATACACAGTTCGCTTTAGTGGATCAACGACGCATCGTGCCAGGTACTCATCTTGCATTCGGTTCGTTTTTTAATTACCCATCTATCATAGCAGGGCACCCAGCAGGATGTCAAGAGTCTTAAGAAAGACTTCCAACTAGGTTTCCATTGATATTAGCAACCCAAACAGTTGCAGTTCCACTAGTACCCTCAGAGAAAGAAGTAACAGAAGCAGCTCCAGATCTAGACAAATTAATCGATGAATAACCAGAGGTTGTTGTGCTTGCTGTAATTGATATCGTCCTACTATTAAGTGCATTTGTATTTCTTATATAAAGAAATACTTGCCTACCAACAGATAAATTCGATACTTGAAATGTTGTAGTGCCCGTAGAAAAAGATGCAATATGACTATACATTTGTGTCGTTGATGCATCAACTGTTATAGTAGAGCTTGAACCATCTGTGCCACTTGAAGTTCCAGAAGCAACATAAGTTACTGATGTTGTAACTCCAGAAACCTTTAAGTCACTAGAAATATATGCATTTCCCTGAACGGTTAATTGTGCTAACAGACTATCTGTTCCAATTGATACTTGTTTCGATGTATAGATTCCAACATCTTGATTATTTACTCTTACCCAAAGATTGGAAATGGTACTCTCTAGAGGAATTACTCCGTGACTTAATCTTTCTGAGATTAATGAGTTATATGTTGATTGACCAACCGCAACATTATTATCATCAAGAATGTCAGTATCAACTACATAAAAATATTGAGTCATTTTATCTCCTTAATTACTTATTAATGCTATAAATTGAATTATCTCCAGGATAATCACTTATTGAAGTACCCTTGTATTCAACAATTAGTTTTTCCCCGTCCTTTCTCTCTCCATGAATTAAGAAATAACAATCAATATTTGCTCCATTTCCAGATTTAATGACTATTCTTCTGCCCCATTCAATTTTATCGACTATTAAATCTTGAGGATAACCTATCTGAGTTAAATTGACTGTAATAGTTTCGGCATCTACAAGTCCGTTCCAATATTCAGGAAGTTCAATAATATTAGAATCTTTAAGTCTTCCTCTATGATAGACTGCAGATTCTGGTCCCTCCAAGCAAACGTGCCTGAGTCTCCACTCATCTTTTGTTGGATGTGGTATATCAAATGGTTTTCTTGATTTTAAATTTTTACCACCAGCAATAAAGTCATCACCAAGGACTAATCCAGAAAAATCCGTTAATAAAGCTTTAACCATAAATTCAGGTATCTGACCTGTACTTCTTTCTAGAGTAACTGATGATGTGCTACTTCCATTTAAGTGAAGATAAACATAATCAGCAGGAGATTCTGCAGTGTTTACTAAACACATCGAAACATCGCTGAGAGTAAAGTTTACACCCTCATCAAATTTAAAATCATCATTGTCTCTATATTCAAATGGAGTTCCAGGTCCAGCAAAAGTTCCATATTTTTGAAATGAAAATACCATTATTCTTCAATCTCCGTTACTAATCTCTCAACATCTTTTCTTGTGCCAAAAATGTGATAAAAACAATGAATTGGAATCCCAGGTCTTGCCTGAAGATGTACTTTATTATCACTCATTCCTTTTACGATTATTTCTTGATGAGCACCGATTGGAGTCAGAGAAACTGTAATCGTTGTTTCATCAACTAATCCTTTCCAATACTCTGGCAACTCAATATAATCTCTATTTAACACTTTTCCTCGAACGTAAACTCCATTTTCTGGACCTTCCAAGCAAGTATGAACTAATTTCTTACCAGGTTTTGTTGGGTGGTCAATTACAAAATTTTTAATTGATGCCTGAAGAACTTTTGTTCTTATTAATTTAGACTCAATATATTTTGCTTTTAAAAAAACATCAACTCTTACAAAACTTTGAAATCTTGCATACAATTTACACCAAAGAGAATACAATGGTGATTTAGAATCAGAATTAAAAGTTTGCCCAACCATCAACGTTGCATCAACTTTCGCATATTGCTGAGCAGCACCAACTTGCATTGGTCCCTCAACAAACCCGGATCCTCTTATTTTTGTTGGTCCAACTCCAAGTGCCGGAGGAATTCCAGCACCAACCATAAGTTGTCCACCAGCTGCAACATCGTCTTGACAAAAAGCCATTTTTTTACCTCTTTAAACAATATTTTGATTAACTTGAAAGTTTCTTCCACCAACTTTCGAATCTTTAGTAGCACAGGCATCTGTGACTCCCCTGATTATCGATCCATACATACTCAAACAACTATTTGCTGCGACTTCCACTTTACCACTTGACGCTATTTTACAAACAGAAGATCCATTCAATAAGACTTTTTTGGCGTCTAACTCAATTGATCCGCCAGTGGCTTTCATTCTAATATTTCCTTTAGATCCACCTTCTCCGACAGCAATTAATTCAATGTCAGTTCCTTGTAGACGAAGTTTTCCGTCACTTGCTACAATACAAACATTTCCGTGCCACGAATGAATGAACAAAGTGTCTTCCGATTCTGTCCTATCTTCACCACACTCTATAGAAATTCTACTAGGAGCAGTAATTTGAGTACATTTTTCTCTGGGACCATCTTTATCAAGAACAATTCCGTGTCTAGCATCAGAAGCCTGAATCAAAACATCCGCAATAACATCACCTTGTTTATGAATATGCCCAAAGCTAATAGAACCATGATCATTTCCATAACGAAGTGAAGTATAAGATTGTTTTGCAGTATTGTTTGGAGAAATACCAGATTTAGCAATATTACTAGCAAGTAGTTCCTCTCTACCAGCAGATGGTCTGGTTACTACTTTTGTATTATTTTGATTTCTTGCAATTGCCATCAGAAATTAACAAAGTATATACCTATTTAATAGACTTAAATTTCAGTGGTACTTTCAGGAGTCTGTGGAATATTAAGGCGAGGATCATTGCTAGTGACATCAGTACCAGATCTTTGAATCGCACTTGCAGGAGTAGTAATTTCTCCAGTAATGCTTTCTTGAAGAGTATCATATACTCTGACGGGGGTTCCAATCGTCTTATAGTACCCAGCATACTTAAGACCATTTTCATAGTAAACTGCACCATAGTAAGGACGACCCTGATAATATCCAGTCTGCTTTAAACCAACCAAGTCAGTAACCTGAATAAGTTGTTCTTGTCTTATTTGCTGATCTATTAAAAGTTGAACAGGGTCTCTTACAACACGGAATACGGGTCTAAAAGAGACATTCACTCCTGTTTCAGATGGCATTGTTATTGATGGATAGACATTATAAGGTCCACCAGGTTTTGTAACTGTCACATTAACAATTCTTCCAAAAGAATCACATTCATAATCCAATTCAGCCCCATTACTTGGTATTATAACGATTTTATCTTCTCCACATCTATAATTAATCCCAGGATTTTCTACAACTATATCCTCCAGTTCCAATATGACTGGATAAGATTCTGTTGGCTTAATATCAGTAATATATCCATTTCCAGGATCGTCTGGTATTATCTTTTTAACAACTCCCTTTCCAGTAATAAGTTTAGGGCAAGGAGGTGGAATTAAAATAACCCCAACCCCCATTGGATTTTCAACCCAAGATCGTCCAGGTTCACGGACAACAGAGATATTTTTTTCAATTAATAAAGAAAAACCGGAAGGATTATTTACAAAAATATCAGTAGAATCTCTAACATTTTCAAGCTCAACTACAACATCAAATTTACCAGCAGAAAGATTTACATTTTGGAAACTAGGATTACCTTTAAAATCAGTAGTTGTTAAAAGTTTTACTCCATTGATGTATAATATTCCAACATTATCCGCTTGAAAAGTTATTTTATATTGTCCATCTTCGGGAAAATTGACTTTCTTCCATTTAAATGTTTTAAGATCATTAATCGAAGAATTTGCAGAATCTATTGGGGGGAGATATGGTGATATAGAATTATCATTCATAAATTTTCCCCACCTCTTATCGACATAAGAAAATACGAGAGGACCTTCATAAACAACATCACCTTTTGTTGCTCCACTTTTTAAAGTGTCTGGGATAGATTGTGTTGCATCAGAGTCAACTCTAAAGGTTAAATCATAAGTGTTTCTTCCCTCTTTAGTTTTTCTCTTATTACTTGAAGTAAAAGTGCCACTTTTTGCGGTTATTCGTATATCATCATTATCATTTTCCGATTTAGTATAATCTGCAAAAATTCTATTTGAAGTACCAACCCCACCTTCATTGTCTTTAGTTCCTTTTTGTATCAATCCTTGTTCAACATTTTTATATTTGCTAGAATCTTCTTTGGCAACGACTTTATAATCTGTATTTGGTTTGACTCTTATAGTATCAGTCCTAGTTTTTTTGTCTTTTTTTGCTCCGGGTATTGTGAAAGAATCTTTTCCATCCTTAGAAGTAAAGTGAATAGATAAATCTTCAAAAGCACCTTGACCATAAACATCAAAATCAACTTCTACAAATTCTACAGGGACATTAGTGCTAGTTTTAACCTGCCAATCTTTAGTTGTAAATATTCTCTGATTAATAGTAGTGAATATATCAGCAGCAACGTTTGAAACTTCTACGGATATTTTATGTGTGCCTTTAGTCAAAAATATTTTTTCTATTTTGGGACTAACTGTGGCAAAACTTTCTAATTTAGATTTTTCAACTCCATCAACTAAAACTCTTCCAATATTATCACAACTACCCTTAATTCCATAATATCCAGCATAAGGAATAATAACGTCCCAAGAATTTGAATATGTTACTCCACTACCATCGCTACCAAAATCATCTTCTGGAGGAACTGGAGAAATAGCATATCTATTTAAAAATTTAGCCCAAGCATTATTTCTAACTGGATACCATTGTTTTTCGGAACTAGGAAATCTAGTTGACCATATTGGATTTGGCGGGCATCTGCCATCAGAAGGAGGGGGCGTTTCCTTAGGTAATGGAGCCAGAGGAGCATCAATAGTAAGAGAAACACCCATTGGATTCTCATTCCAAGAAGAAGAAGATACAACTACAGTGTCACGAATAGACTTACCATAAATCTTTGGATCTATTTCTTCGGTCCCTATGCCATAAATGTCAAATTTAATATTAATATCGGTTCCTTCACCATCTAATAAATCAATTCCAAGAGATCCTCTTAATTTTTGCAACTTAGTCTGACCAGAAATATTTTTAAGTGGAGTATCTACGAATTGAATTGGACCATATGTTTTACCCGCAACAAAATTTAAATCTTTTACAATAGTTTCATACGTTAAATAATTTCCAGCAACAAAAGTGCTTTGTCCTATAGTTAGATTTTTCGCATTTATACTATTAGCACCACTTGTTCTCAATAAACTTACATTTCCTTTCTCTGTTGGAACTATTATTTCTGATGCGGCAATTCCATAATTAAGTGGATCATCCTTAATAACTTCCATTTTAGCTTTAGCTGTTATATCTCCCTTACCCTTAACTTCAATATAAAATCCATCTTTTTTTTCTATTATTCTTACTTCGGGAGGTGGTATATTCGGTAAAGTGAATGTTGCCGATGGATTAGATACAATCGCAGTTTTTGTTTCAACATCAGCAGAATTTACTACATCTGATATTCTCAATACAATATTTTCATCCTTTCCTTGTTTATCAAAAAGAACAATTTTTGTTTCATCTTTAACAATCGGAGGAATTACACCTAGAGATTCGCCAGAAATTTGTATTGGTCCATAAATTTTACCAGCGGTAAATTTTCCTTTTTTTGTATCAAAATCAGCTTCTGGAAGGTTATTTCTTCTTTTTAATTTTAATTCACCATCATCGGATAAAATGACTATATTTTTAGCAGCAACACCTTTTTGATCTTTGTTATCATTTACTATCATTTCAAAAGTAATTGTTCCAGTTCCATTTCCATCAACCTGAAGGAATAAAGAACTTCCATTTTGTATAAATTTCGGTATTAATCTTGATACTACTACATTTTTATTAATAGGTGTATTTGAGAGATCAATTCTAATATTATGAATTCCTTGTGTCAAAGTTTTGCTAACTGGAACAACTGCATCCTGAAAACTTCTTAAATCGGCAATTTTTTGATTATCGACATAAACAGTTGCAGCATTATCACACAAACCTCTAAAAATATATTCACCATCTGTGGGAAAATCTTCAACCCACTGCATTGTAAAAATTCTTCCGGAGTAGTCACTGCCGGGTATATTTGAAGGAGGAACTGGAGATATTGCATATTTGTTCATAAATTCGTTCCAGGCAACATATTCTTGATTGCCATTTTTACGAATTAAATCCACATGTGTTTTATCAGTTACCTCATAAATGCTAAACGATTCCCCTAGAGATGTAACATTTGAGGTTTTTCCCGTTCTTGTTGTCCAAAAAGGATTTACTAAAGATTTTTGAAATCTTTCGATTTCATCTTTTATCGGATCTTCTCCTATTCTACTACCATATATTATTGGTTGCCAAGGACCTAAATCTTCTCCATTCGGTCCCCAATTTGTTCCATATCCTTCGGAAATATCTGGACAAAGTTCATAAGATTCAAAATCTTCAAAATCTTCGTATGTTTCCGAAATTTCATTAATTTCACCTAAGATTGCAGTAAATTTTGCACCATTGCCATTTTCACACTCGTCTTTTGCAGCAACTAAAGGTGGATATTGATATCCGTGGCCACCCCGAATAACATCAACCGCAAGTATAGATCCATCAATACCTATTACAGGATTTCCAGCAGCTCCTATTCCACCACCGCCAAATATTTGAATTTTTGGTGCTCCGCACTTCTTAAACTCCTGTACTCCACCACAAGTATTTGCTACAGAAATCAGATCATTTGCAGTGAGTTCGTTAACTTTATTGATGTTTAGATATCTTACATTATTATTTCCATCTCTAAAAATAAAAGTAGTTCCTGGATTATTGGAAGCATATTCATTAGCCTGACATATAGTAATATTTTCAATATACCCCAAAGATGGATCTATATATCCAACTCTAATATCATTTTTATTTGGAGGACCAAATAGATTTACTGACATATCTTAATAATTCTTATATTAACCAAGGTTCATCTTCATCTTATTTATTAAGCGGGTCTCTCAGGTTGAGGATTAATAGGGTCGTAAATTGTAGTATCTGCTGCAGGTTGAGCAAATGGAATACTATTAATAATCGGTGCAGTAACTTGTTTTTGAGCTGCTTCAGTTATATTAGAAGCACTCGGTTGCTGAGAACTTAATGCAGCACCACTTCCATATTGGAGGGTAAAGTAATCAGAGACCGCACAATTTGGCGTTAAATCGCATCCAAAAATGTTTAATTTTAAATTTTCAAAAGATAAAGCAGAAGTTATGCTTCCGGTTATTCCACTAATCATAGATTTTACATCAGAAATTACATCAGTAACTTCAGCAATCTGTGAAAGAACGTCATCTAAGAATGTATTAATAGTATCGATGACATTATCGATTCCATTTTCCATTTCACTCATATTTAGTGATATAACTTCTCCGGTAAGATCCTCAACAGAACACATTGGAGTAGTTGGAGTATATCCTTCAGTCGGCGTATACTTGGTATTTAATTTTCCATTCAATAATTTTTCAATTAAATCACATAATCCATTCGTTATATTATTATATAAGCAAGTTATAATGGCAGTAATTTGTTCTTTAATTGCCAAATATTTATTTCTTTGATTTGGGAACATTAAATCAACTGTAGGAGCCATAGCAACATTAATCTTTTTAAGAACATACTCAAAGATCTTATCAAAAACAATTTTCATATACTTTGCTATCTGACAAGCATAGTCGGCAATAAGTGCTTGTATATCTTTAATTACGCTTGATACTGCATCGATATAGCTTAAGGCAGCATTAATAACTTTATCAATATCTTTGGTTAAATTTTCTATTAGAGTTTGAATTGCTTTGAGTGCAGAACCTACTATATCACAGGGACTCATTAATACTGTTTTTTTCTGATAGTAATCATTTCTTTTTACATCACCAGCACTTAATTCATGAACAGCATCAACATTTTCTCTGGTTGCTCCGGGTTGTGATGGAGATGTTGGAGAATTAGCTGCCTCACATCTTGCCTTTATACCATCAGAAACTGATTTCTGTATAAAATTACTTCGATCAGTTCCAGTTAATCCTCTAGCATCTGCTTCCGCTATAGCACTTTGTTGATCTTGAAACTGAGCTCTGCTTAAAGACTTATCCGCTCTTAATCCATATTGATTTACAGATACTCCAGGAGGAGCAGGAGTACATTCTTCAGATTGTGCTGCTGGTTTTGGTTTATTAACTACAAGACCTTCATCGGGAACCTTTATAAATGGATCTTTATTATCATCAGCAGGAGTTGCAATTCCACTTGTAGCTAAACTCCCAGATTGAGTAACTGCATTATCACCAATCTTAGTTGATAATGCAGTTTGAGCATTATTGCCGAGCACACCCATAATCACAGGAACTTGTTGTTCCTGTCCATCTAAGAAGAAACCAAAAACAAACATCCCCTGACGAAGATTTGCAGTGGCACTAGCACTTGCTTGCCCTCCACCACCTGTCACAGGATACATTATTTGTGCCCAAGGAAGTTGATCTGAAGGTATTTCAGTTTCTCCCTGATCGTGAAGACCTATAATTCTGACTTTATATCTTCTACCCCATCCAGGAATCTGATCCTTGCCTTCAAATTTTCCCGGCAAAATGTTATCACGCCAGGTTGAGTCGCTGGCAATTTGACCTATCCACCAACTAAAATGAGATCCTAAAAATCCAGGATTAAAAAGAGATTCACCTTCCATTACTTATCAATCATCATACATTCTACATTCCAAAGCATCTGGATGAGAATCACAATATAACTCCAAACTAGTTGGATCGTGATCTGAATCTGGATGATTTATTTGATATTTTTCCAACGAATCGAGTTCGTCCTCTAAATGACGCTTACGTTGTCCACTTGTAGTTGAGTTATCTAACTCATCACGATCATCATTAATGTGTTGTTGAAGGGTTCTGTCTGTCATAGCGGTATGTTACCAGAGGTGTGATTACCAATTCTACCAAAAGAGTCTCTAACCAAATTAAGTTTGGTATAAGTTTCTTTAGGAGAAACGTAATGACATAAATCTGCTATAATATATAGCCCACTATTTTGCTGACTTACCTCTTTTGTTTCAGAAGCCAACTCTGGGGCATCTATAAAAATGGCATCTCCAGCGTGTAAGGAAAAATCTCCAGGTATTGTAATTGTAGTTTTAATAGAATACAGCTGGTTATATCTCATAATTGCCTGATTGAGAACTTTTTTTGGTTCGAAGTTCTCTGTTTTAGACTTATCAATTTGTTGAGATGTATCTCCAGTATTTAATGTCCCTTTATCAATAATATAATAGGTTGTTCTTGAAAAATCTTTATTTTTTCCTTCCCTATTAAATTCTGGATTTAAAACTGGAAGTTCTTTTCCACCAAGTTTTAATGATTGTTCTTTTTGTTTAGCATTTGGTGTAATTACCTCATAATAACAATTGAATGGGTCGAACAAAACAATACGTGTAGAAAAAGCACCCATCTTTAGTTTTTCTTGAACATCTATACGATTATCTTTTGAATACTCCAGTGCTTTGACATCATATCCAGCAGGTATAGATTCTCCTCTAGAATCCGGTGTTTGGTTATAAATTATAGATTTTTTCTTTTCTTGACTCAACATAGAATCTATAGATTTAAATTTAAATCCTTCTGAAGTTTCAAAGAAAAAATATCCAGCGGTATTTCCATCAGCACCAGGAATATTTGGAATTGCTTTTTTTGAAAGCCAATTCATAGCATAGTATGGTTTTCTATTTGTACCAATAAAGTTATAATTATTTGCAGTTTGTTCAATATCAGTTTTCTTTTCTGTTCCAAGATATTTTTTATCAGTCAATATTTTCTTTATATGATCGGAAATTTTTCCATCAAATCTTTCAGTCAATCTCACCTTTTCATTCATTATATACTCTTTAGAGACTAATTCTAATTGAACTAAAGATTTTGTTGTATCATCGGTTATTGGATTTATCTTATTTACATATAAAACTAAATTTAATTCTTTAGAATTATTATCACTAAACTTAATGTAGATTTTTTCTTGTCCTATTAAAGGTAATCCCTCAAGAACTGTTTTATTATCAATGGCATTTCCAGTATCAGTAAAGGTTATAGTAGCTCTGATGGTATCTTGTAAGATACTTTCATAATACATCAGACGAACAGCACCGCCAACTAGACTTACACTTTTAGATTGATCTTTATTTGAAATAACATCAATTCTACTAATATTAGATGATTCTGCGCTTTTTGAGATTATTTGATTTGCCATTTTTTATTACCTCTTATCTCTATTTACCCACCCATATACAGAGAATCAAAGTTGGCAAATTCAGAATCTTCATTTGAGATAAGAAAATCATTTGAAGAATGTCCATATTGATCCGAATTGTCTTCATCCATTTGATGCGACGGAATAATAATTGTTTCGGATCCTCCAAATTCGTAAGAAGCAAAATTTCTAAGAACATTTATAGCATCTTTATATTTTGCATTATTAATCGCACCTAAAAATCCGGGAAAAGTATCTTCAATTGCTTTTGTTGAATCAGAGTCGATAACAAATTCCCTACCCTTTTCGCCAATTAATGCTGTATGGGGACCATCTAGAGTTGGACCACCCTTTTCATAGGAAGCACCACTTGCTAAAGTATTAACGTACTTAGAAACAATTTTATCTGGTGCCTGAATATGAACGTGAGTTCCATCCGGTCCAGGAGGACTAATATTACCTGTATATCCCTGCAAACCTAAAATACTTTTAAATGCTTGAACACTTTGTCCAGGTCTAGCAATAATTTTATTAAAATGTCCCAGTTCAACTTTTCCAGAATCTGATTGAATTTCTACCCAATTTCCACCACCACCCGAAGGGCCAGTCCAAGTAACTTTTCCAGAAACTGGAGATGGTACAGGAATATTTACAAATTGATTTCCTTTATATAAAGTAAAATCTTGAACTCTTCTACCATCAGCAGTAGTTTGATAAGTGTGGTGTGGAGGAAGTTGCGAATAGTCTTTGATAGTTGTCCCACTACGTGTCACAGAATATCCTTTTAAGTTCGCACTTATTGTTGGTGATATTCTATCAGTGACTGCATAGTCAGTCGCCTTTCCTTGTCCTGATATTAATTTGTCATAAAGTGGTTGAGAAAGATTATATCTCTCCATTATTTTTGTTTGTGTTTTATATCCAGCTGGTATTTCATATTGTTGCATAAAGATCGTAGATGCTGTTTTTACATCTCTAGCTTGTTTTATTTGATTTAAAACTGATCCATAGTTTTCTCTGAATTCTTTTAGGAAAAATTTGTATTCAATATTCATCGGCAATGGTTTAGACATATCATGACCCATAGACTTAGCAAAATTATAAAGAGCTCTTTGTCTTCCTATAGATGTCCACTGAACAATTCCATATCCAGTACTACCATCAACAACCAATGGTCCTTTTGTCCCCGGAGGAGTTCCCTGAGGTCTAGCATTTTCAACACCAGATTCTGCTATCATATTTCCAACAATACCAGCAGATTGTGCCTCCGTTAATCCAAGATCTCTCATTAAATTTCTAGCCATAGTTAAAGCATCACCACTGGACCCTGCTGGTCCAGATTCCAAAGAATCTGGAGATTGTTGTGTAGGTTGAGAAGGTTCGTCAGTAGTTGGTTTTTTTAATTTTAAATTATCTTGTATCTCTTTCAAAGTTTTTTGAGCATTGCTATCTGTAGCATCTTTAAATGCTTTTGCTACCCAACTACTAATGTCGCCACCTTCAGTGATTGCAGATATTGCCTGTGGATCAACCAATCCACCTTCAGCAAATGCAGCAGCAATGCCTCCCCTTAATTTTCCTTCAGATATACCTTTGGATAACAATAAATTAATACCAAGACCAACATTATCATAATCTTTTTGTGATGGTTTTTGTCCAAGAAGAATTTTGGAAGTTATTGCGAGTATTGGACCAAAATAATCACTTTTACCAAGATTCTTTCCTGCATTTTGAATAATTTTAAATGGATTCATCATATCAACTGCTTGTTGAGCAAACTTGAGAGGATTTGGAAATAGACCCAGTATCTTATCCTCCCCACCAACATCAGATCCAGGAGTAATTTGAACTTCTTCTGGCTTTCTAGCAACTTTTCTTACATATCTACCTTTCTGTCTACTTAAAGTTCTTTTCACACCACCCTTTTTTTTACCACCCCTCGTAACTCCACCACCAGCCATTTTATTGGAAGAAGATTTAACCTGTTTTCCTCCAAAAAATAAATCATATAAAGCACCACCAGCCATATCACCCAAAGTTCCGCCAGCAATAGACCCAAGTGCTGCTGTAGCGATTGCTAAAGGTCCTCCAGCAAGACCCAGAACGCCTGCTAGTCCTGCACCAATAGTTCCTAATATACCTGCACCAATTGCTCTAAATGCTGCTCTTCCTGGATTTTCTCCAAGAGCAATAGATAATCCAAAGTCGATCAATGCACCAATAACTGGAAGACGAATATTCTTTAGAAAAGGTCTTACAGAAGATAATAATGCTCTTTTACCACCACTTGTAGTAACTTTGACAGCAGTACCGGGAAGTTTAAGCTGACCTGAACCTCCAGATGTTATTTTTGGGTTTTGTTTTAGAGGATTTCTTATACCACCAGCACGACCACCACCGCTTGTAGTTACTTTTGGTCTACCTCCAGTTCCGGGTCTTGGTCTTGCCGCGCCTCCCTTTGAACCCCGACGACCAAATCCACCAGATCCCGCTGCAACCATTCCAGCGATGATGGCAAAATTTAAAAATTTGTTTAATAAGCTAGAAAGTTGTTCAAATTGTTTTACTCCATTATCACCGAAAAGATTTTTAACAAATCCTCTTGTTGCATCATATGCTTTATATCCCCAATCAATAAAAGTTACTAATCCATCTAATAATTTGCCGCCAACATTAATGACAAAATCCGTTGCACTTCCAATGAAAGATATAATTCCTTTCATTTTTGGTAGATGGTCTATCAGACTAACAGCAAAATATCCAAGAATAATATTTCCAATAAAGTTTTTAATCCAATCCAAAAATCCCATTTTTGGAGTTTTTTGCATTGTTATTTTTTCTTTTTCCGCTTTTGGTTTAGTTTCTAATTTTTCTTCTAGTTTTTCTCTTCTTTTAGTGCTTGCTTCTCTTTTTTTATTATCTAAATCTTTTTTCTGACTCGCAATAGTTCCCTTTAAAATTTTATCAATTTCTATCACTTTAACTCTAATGATGTCTACATTTTTCAATGAAGTATCCGATAAACTTAAAGAAAAAGAATTTTTTGCAATAGTTTTTGAAGCTTTTGTTAAAGATCCTCCCTTGGATGATGGTAAAAACTTTTGAGTATTAATTGCCATCTTTTATTTTACCTCATCAGACCAAGAGTTTCTTGTTTGGATCTCATTCCCCTAGTACCTGCAGTGAATCTTGGCGGTTTATTAGATGATCCTCCTCTACCACCTCCAGATCTCTTAGATGAAGGTACTGGAGGTCCATAGACAACTTTTGGTTTTCTTGATACTGGCGGAGATACTGGTTTTACTCCAGCATTTCTGGGGCGAGCAAATCTAGATTTATAAGACTCTCCAGTATTTTTTTGTGGTTTATCATACAATTTAACTCCCTGCCCATACTTTGCGGTTGTTTGTGCTTTTTTCTCAGCAGCTATTTGCTGTGGAGTTTTATTTTTACCAGTTCTTGGATCTAGATTACTTCTATTAATTTCACCGATCTTAATTCTAGAACCTAACGCTCTCTGATTTAACCATCCAATGTCTTGTGCAAATCTACCTAACATAGAAGCACCATAATACGTTGCATCGCTCATAGATCCCTTCATTAAACCTTGCTTTGCTAATGAAGCATATTCTCCAACAGACCTATTGAAATTATATCTATCGTCTGAATAAAGAGTATTGCCTTTACCATCAGTAGATGCGGAAAATCTTCCCAAAATAGAATTAAATGCTGCACCTCTAGGACCTAAATCATCAGTGTATGCACCTCCACCTTTAGCACGTTTATTAATATCCTCCTGGTTCCAGTTCATTTTCACTTGACCAGTTTTTGGATCTACCATTAGACCACTTTTACCCATTGTTTTCTCAATGGTTTTTTGTCTCATCGCATCAACTTCTTTGTTCGATAAAATTTTAAAAGGTCTTCCCAAAGGACCCAATAAAGCTTTAGCAAATGTCAAGTTTCTCATCATAGTAGCATTGCCAGATGGTATTGGAATTAACCCCTTATCTGCAATTTCTTTAAACGGTCCATCGGGAAGATTTTTAACAAACTTATCACCAAAACTAATCATTGTATCTTGTGCCCTTTCCATTCTTCCGGCACCTTCTTTATATTTTTTGGAACTAGACATATTTGACATAAAATCGAAAAATCCAACTCCAGCTTTTTTAGGTGCTTGCGATATTTGGGATGCTGCATCTGCTGCTTTTTTTTGTAATCCTCCCGATTGAACCTCAGATAAAGCTTGATTGCCAATTTTTAGTGCTTGATCATAGAGACCCGCTCCAAATTGAGTGCCGGACTGCATTAATTTGGATACATCTTTCTCTAAACCACCACCAGAGAGATATTTTTGGGCATTAACTCCTTGATTAAGAATAGAGTTATAAGAACTTGCTGCACCACCGACAGCTTGCCCAATTGTATTTTGAACTGATACTCCGGCTTTCCTAGCTAAATCATTAGCCCATTTATATTGTGGTGCTAACCCCTTTAAAATTTCATTAAGATAATATCCAGCACTACCAACAAATTTATCAGAATCAGATCCACCTACCAATCCACCACCCGCTGCATAAATTTTACCACTCATAACTTTGGGTTTATTTGTTCCACCCCCAGCAGCATTCATTGCCTCCAGCGTATCAACACCATACTTTTGAACAGCACCACGAGACATAACAAATTCACCATCAGAAAGCATTGCAGGAACTTTATCAATACCCTTCTCACCACTTACATAACCTTCAGCAAATCCACCACCACTAAATCCATAAGATTTGGTCTTACCGCTTTGTAAGTATGATATTTGTTCATCAATCTCTGCACCTTTACCCCAGAGTTTATCAAAAAAATTGAGATTTGATTTTTGTTGCTGAAGTGCTTTTATTTTATCCGCTGAACTTCCAGAGGCACTATCAGTTTTTCCTTCTTGTTCATTAACAGTTCCTGGAAATAAAGCTGGTATAGTTGCTCCAGCAGTGAATAATCCAGCTCCAATTCCTAAAGGACTTTTTATAAATCTTAGAAGCTGTGGTATTCCAACTTTTCCTATTTGAAATATAAATCTACCTACTATTCCTAAGGTTCCTCGAATGAGTTTACCGAAACTATTTCCAAATAAAATATAAGATCCAAGTAAAGCAGGCCACCAATCACCTATAAACCTAATTATAGATTTAACTTTACTAACGTTTTTCGGATCTCCCAACCATTCAACAAGTTTATATACTATCCTACCAAGAATAATATTTGTAAAGAAACTTATTATTTTATCTAATGTAGATTTAACAGGAGATATTATTTTTTCAGCTATCTTCTTTAAACCTTCAAATCTTTTTTCTAATTTACTTTCAGCAAGAGATCTTTTTTCTTGCTCTTCTTTTTTTCTATCAAAATCTCTAGTTGAATCTTTTATTTTTTGCTGCTGTTTCAGAGTTTCGCTAATTGATATTACAGCAGAAGAAATTGCAGAAATATTATCTTCTAAACCCTTAATTAAAGGAGAAGTACTAATTACTGATTGTGGAAGTGTTTTTGTAGAATTTTTTCCTGTGATAAGTCCTTTAACATTTCCAACATCAAATGACGTTGAAGATATTTTCTTTTTCTTTACTTCAAATCTTCCTTTATTCTTTTTACTTCTGACCTTTTTATACTCATCCGTCAGAAGCATTATTTCTTCGGTAGGAATTGTTTTATTGGTCATCCTACCTTTGACCATAGCCTCCTTAAGAAGAGTCAAATAAGTATCATAATCTAGATCAAAAATATCATCAAGCCCGATTAGCCTTAGTACTCTTTCATCTATCTCTTCTTTAGGATTAGAAATGGGCATTGCTCATTTGTAGTTTTTGTTTGGACTCTTCTTCTTCAAGATGCTGTTGCAATAATCCAACGTATATATCTCTCTCCCAAGGGATCATATTTTCAATCTCCCATAATGAATATTTATGGTATTGCACCAACGAAAAATTCAAACGAAAATAATTTTCAAGGTCCATATGGACCATTCCTATGCGAAAAAAGATGCTAACCCTTCTAAAACAACTTCGCTTTCAATTTGGGTGACTGGATTTTTGACGCTAATAGTGTGAGAAAGTTTAGGCATAGTTTCAAAGAATTTCTCAATATCCTTGAACTGAGATGAATTCATAGATTCCAAAAAGTCATTAAGTTCTTTTTTAGAAACATCAGATGCAGACCAAACTTCATCTGCAGTAAAAATTTTATCTATGCAAGATGCAATAAGGTCAAAAGACTGATCCATCGCATTCTTACTATTAAAATCAAAATTATTTTTAATAAATTGATCTAAAGAAGGATATTTCATTTCCATCATAATAGAATCATCTAATTTAATTCTATTATGATGGTCTTCATTTTTCTGTACTTTAATATCATCTAAACTAATTTTTACGGGAACTTGCGTTTCTCCATCATCAGGGCAAATAATGTTAACTTCCAACTCTTCGCCAACAGATTTGCCGCGAATATTAAGAAACAAATACTCAATATCAAAAGTGGGAAGTGATTCCACTTTAATATTTTTTGTTAGAATACAATTTTTTATAACACTCTTAATTGCTGTTGTAATTTGCTTATTATCTTCGCTTTCTAAAGCAATTACAAGCAATTTCTCTTCCTTAACAAGAAAAGGTCTATATTGAATCGTCTCTCCTGTTGAAGGCAATTCAAGTTCATAAGTTGGCGTAACAATCTTAGGTAATGGCATAATGTCTTATAAAAACATTCAGGTTTGACTATTTATAGACAATGGACAGATAAAAAAGTGTCCACAGGACGCCCAAAGGAGAGAAATTTTGCAGTATAATGAGTAGGTAAACAAACAATTCCTATGCGTCAAGTTTTTTTTGGTCTTATTTTTCTTTATGGTGCAGGTCTATCAACCTATTTTGGATCTTGGGCTATTAAAGATATGTATGCTTTGGAAAAAGCAGTTTCGGTAGGTGCTCATCACGAAGAAATTCGTCATAGAATGAATGTTTCTGCTGAGGGAAACTGGTTCCTCCTCGCAAATCTTATTGCAGTAACTGGTTCTCTTGGACTCATTGGATCTTCCAAAAAAGATGACTAATCTAATCAAAATTGCGTCAATAATTTACATTGGAATAGTAGTATCTTCTTTTGGAATTGCATACTTAACATCAATTTTACCTCTTTCTGATCCGCCTGTGGATGCAAGAGAGTGAGGGTCTTCGGACCCTCTTTTTTATTACTTAACAGTATTTCCAGATGCATTAGCCGCGATATCAGGAACTCCACCGATACTAAATTCGCCACTAAAGGTAGGATTTTGTGTAAATGATCCAGGAGATAATTGAAGAGTATTTAAAGCTGCTTGTTGTTCTGGAGAAAGTTGTGGATCCGCAGTATCACTGGCAGTTTCATTATTTAAAATATACCTAACGTATGACATAGAAACAGTACACTTTAATAGCGAAGATCCATCATAAGCAACGGGAATTGAACTAACACTTATTGGATAAGAATTAACAAATTCATATTGGAGAACTCGTGAATAATCTCGTTCGAATTTTCTTACAATTAATCCATCAGCACACATATATTCTTCAGGGTATCTGACTCTATAAAAATATCCAGGACTTTTAGATCCAACATTTTTATCAGGTTGTTTTGATACGGATTCATCAACAATAAATTTTATCCAAGTCTCAAAAAAACGAATTGGTAGATAATTTTGAGCATCAACATAAAAAGTTAGGTCAATTCTATCATCATAAACTCTTCGATATGCGTGTCTTTCAGTAACTCCGGTAAAATCATTATTGATTTCTAAAGTTGCAAGATTAGATCCAGGAAGAGTTGCTTCACAACACATCAAATTTAATTGAATTTGATCATTTGACCCCATAACAAGACCATTACTCTCAAGAAACGATTTAGAACCTGAACTTTTTTCGTTTAATTTGGCAGGTACAGGAATTTCAACCTCAAAGTGAGATGATAAAGCAGGTCTAAGTAGATTTGCCTTAATGTCCGATACACTTCTTTTTGTTGGTGAATTAATAATTCCCATTTATGAGACTTTAACCTTTTATAATATTATGTAGTCAATAAATATTATAAAAGGTTACATAAGTATTAAAATGCCTCGTGACTCAAAATATTATCAAGGCAGATTTCACCCCCAAAATCCCCAAAAATACAAAGGGGATCCACGAAATATAATATACAGAAGTTCTTGGGAACTAAAATTTATGAAGTGGTGTGACTTGAACGAAAATATTTTAGAATATGGATCAGAAGAATTTTGGATTCCATACTTATCGCCAGTGGATAACAGAGTTCATAGATATTTTCCAGATTTTATCGTAAAGATGAAAAATTCTTTTAGTGAAGTTAAAACATATGTTGTGGAAATAAAACCACAAAAACAAACAATTCCACCAAAACAAAGGGCGAGAGTGACCAAATCATATCTAACAGAATGCAAAACTTATGCAGTCAATCAAGCAAAATGGAAAGCAGCGGAAGAATTTTGTGCAGACAGAATGATCGAGTTTAAAATAGTAACAGAAAAAGAACTGGGTATCAAATAATGCCAGAAGGTTTTGGTCAGTATCTAGAAAAATCTTCATCCTCTTCAACAAGAAGAATAAAAGAACTCAAAAAAAGAATTGTTGAATTGCAAATAAAAGATCCGGATGATTTAATGTTGGTCATTATGGATGTATTCCGCGAAGAAGTATTATATCCAGAACCAGGAAAATTTTATACCTTTGTATATTCTCCCAAAACTCCAGATATTCAATATGATCAATATCCACTTATAGCCTGCACAGAACTTTATAATTGGGGATTTAAAGCAATTAATTTTCATTGGAGACAATCCAGAAATTATACTTGGCAAGAAGTCTTGGGAAAACTTCACGTAGTAAAATATAATGAACTAGACGAATTGCTAGAGATACCATATGCAAAATTCCGTCTAAATAAATAAAAACCTTGTGTCAATGTTTACAAAAACTAGACAACAAAGCTCTATTTGTTCCTTCGGTAGGGAGGTTGTCTAATGGCAGCGCAAACAGTAACAAGCGATAAAGCAGAATCCAAGGTAGGAACAGCAGGTACTAAAATCTATACTTCTACAAGAACAACTTTTAGTAAAAATTCTGATGGAACTATTGACCCCAAATCAGTAAAACACGAAATATTATATCACGATGCTCCATTAAGTCCAGGAATAGTAGCAGCAACTAGCACTGGCACTTCTGGAAATTGGTCATTTAATAATAAACCACTATCAAATACACCAGTTTTAGGTCCGGATGCTCAAAAATCACTCAAAGAAGGAGTATTAAAAGCAACAACTGAAAATCAAATAACAACTGCAGCAACTAAAGCAGGGATACCAGCTAAAGATCAAAAGGCACTATCAACAAAACAAGTAAATACTGCAGCAACAGCAGAAAATACCGGAGACCAACAAATAACTACAGATTTGGCAAAAGAAAATAAACAAACAAGAAATAGTTTCTTTGGTGCTGGAGGATCTCAAGTTTTAAAATATCCACTAAATTTACAAAATGAATATCAAGATATTATTAAATTTAAAATGGTAAAATATGCACCAAAACCAATTTCCACTGGTGGAGATTTAAATCCAGTAGGATCTAGACCAACAACAAGAGAAATAATTGGTCAAGTTGTATTACCAATTCCAGCAGGAATAAGTATAGCAAATATGGTAGAGTGGGGACAAGATACATTTAACCCATTACAAGCAACCGCTGCCACAATAGCACTAAGTGGTATTACTGGAGGAGGTAAAGCCGCAGCAGATCAAACCAACAATGCAGTTGATGCTGCATCTGCAAATTCTTCAGATCTAAAAGCGGCAGTGGCAAACTACTTTACAGAACAAGCAACAGGTACAACTAACCTATTATCCAGAACAAAGGGTGCAATATCAAACCCAAATATGGAATTATTATTTAATGCGCCATCACTGAGACCTTTCAGTTTCTCATTCAAACTTAGTGCAAGAAGTAAAGATGAATCGGAAAGAATAAGATCCATTATTAGATTTTTTAAACAAGGAATGTCTCCAATAAGAACAGAGTCTCAACTATTTTTAAAAGCTCCACACACATTCCAAGTAGAATATTTACATAAAGGAGAATCGCACCGATACTTAAATAAATTTAAAGAATGTGCATTGCAATCTTGTACTATTGATTATACTCCAGAAGGAAATTATGCAACATTTAGTGATGGTGCAATGGTTTCATATATGATGACATTACAATTTACAGAGCTAGAACCAATATTCAACGATGATCACGGAAATTCAACAAATACCTACCCAGACCCAGATATAGGTTACTAAAATGTCAAATTATTTTCGTAGACTTCCAGATTTTGATTATGTCAGTAGGCTTCCAGAAGCAAAAATAGGTGATTACGTAAAAGTCAAAAATTTATTTAAAAGAGGCAAATTAAGAGAAGATATTTTTGAAAATCTATCTTTCTTTACAAAATACAAAATTAAAGGTGATGATAGACCAGATAACGTAGCATATGAGGTTTATCAAGATCAAACTCTTGATTGGCTAGTTCTTATTTGCAATAATATTGTAAATATTCAAACAGAATGGCCTATGACTCAACAAACATTCGATGAATATCTAATGGACAAATATGAAAATTACGATACCATTTATAATGGTATTCATCACTACGAAACAACAGAAGTAAAAAATAGTCAAGGTGTGGTAATTGTTCCTGCAGGTTTACAAGTTGAATCTCCATACCCAGTAAATTATTATGATTACTACATTAGTCAGCAAGGATATGTTCCAGATGCCTCAGTTGAAGTTACAAATTATCAATACGAAGAACAACTGGAAGAAAATAAAAGAAATATCTATCTATTAAAGCCAAGATACCTTAATGTTGTCATTGATGATATGGCAGATATTATGGCATATAAAAAAGGGTCCACTCAATACGTGAGTGATACCCTTAAAACAGCAGATAATATTAGATTATATTCCTAATCAATCTTCTGCCAGACGCTGGAAATAAGAGAGCGCATCATCTTCATCTTCATCAACTTCCTTTGTTACTTTAGGAAGTGAGGGAGACTTGGAGCGAGCATAAGACTGTTCCAGTTCCTCAACTACACGACTCTCAGTAGAAGGTTTTTCGACATAAGACTCGTACTCTTCCTCTTCTTCCATCACAGCACGAGACTGAGTTGGTGCAACCTTTTGTCCCAGAACACTCTTAAGACGCTTTTCAAGCGTTTCATAAGATTTAAATTGCTCAGGGGCAACTTCTGCTGCCAAAGAGTATTCCTTTTTCCAAAGTGCTTCAAGAGCATCATCATCATCTAGAAGAGGACCTGGTGCATCAAATTCAGATTTATCGTAGTTCCAGTATCCATCAACTTTACGAATCTTCAGTTTGAAGTTAGCACCTTGCCAGAAATCAAAGGGGTTGATAGGAGTTTCATCTTCAAACTCAGGTTGCATTGCTGCCATAATCTTATCAAAGATCTTCTTACCATACTTGAAGAGAAAGACCTTACCTTCATTCTGAGGATTAGAGGGATCTTTTACAACATAAATGTTAGAATAGTAAGAAAGCTTACGCTTCTGCTTACGAACAGTTTCTTTATCTTTGTCGCTACCGCTATTCCAAAGTTCTCGGTTATGCTCCGAGACTGGATCTTTTTGTCCAATAGTAGTCAGAGAGTTTTCGATGTACCATCCACCAGGACCTTGGAAAGCGTGAGAGTACATCTTTGCCCATGGAACATCTTCACCTTCAGGGGCAGGAAGAAAACGAATTACTGCGAAACCATTACCAGTTTTATCAAGTTCAGGTTTCCAGAGACGATCATCATCTCCGATTCCATTAGAACTCATTTTTTCGACTTCCTTCACAAGTTTAGAAGTCAAAGAACCAAGTTTGGATTGTTTTTTAAGATCAGAAAAAGACATTAGATTTCTCCGTATTAAATGGATTTGGCTTTTGTGTACTTCGTAAGTCTATCAGTCTGGATCGTTCTTGTCAATCTGCTCTTTCATCACCTCAAGCATTCTAGACATATTATTAAGAATAATATTCATATCAGTTCCAGGAGGCATACCCATCATCATCGCAGACTCAACAATTTTTTCTTTCATCATTTGTGCTTCAGGATCATCAGACAAACTCATTCTCGTATAAAGAACTTTTTGTTTATCTAAAAGACGTTCAAGAAGTTCAACGTGCTCAAGTCGTTCTTCTTTAGTCATTGTAGGAAACTTAAAGATGTTTGAATAAACTTCTTCTTGCAATTCCGTAATTTCGGTCATTTCAGCACGAACAACCTCTGAACTAAAGAAACTCATGAATCCTCCAAAACGATCTCTTTTAAAATTTTACGAAAACGAAATACATCAATATTTAGAAAGGGCGAATATTTTTTAATTCTTCGACTTATGGTTTCCCACACCGGATCCTTAAGTTTTTTATCAAAATTACTGGAATAAGAAAAAATCTTATCGTAAATAACCAAAGTCTCTAAGCTTATTTTATTTGTTAAGAACTTCTTGAGAAGGATAGGATGACCTTTTGAGCAATTAAAAATATCCTGAAACTGATTTTCTTCAAAAAGAGTTTGAGATTCTTCTTTAAAAACATAAGAAAGAGACTGGACTTTCTTTTGCCAATTCTGGTATCTAACTTCTCCATCCTTAATCATCTCACCAATCCAAAGAGTTTCTGGATCATTACAAGAGACAAAGTTAGCAACAAAAAAATCTACAACTTCTTGATCAGTCTTTTGCCTTGAAACTTTTTCAAACCACATTCGGTCTTTTCTCTTATAAAAAGACTGAAGACTTGCACGACTTCTTCCACAATACTTAAAGTAATCGTAACTATCCTTGGTGAAATGATTTTTCAAGGATAGATAGCATTTATAGGCATCAAAAGGCATCATTCAAAAAAGTAATATGGGGAATTTTTTGCCGGAAAAATTTTCGACCAAAAATGGATTATAAAGGCAATTTTGCACGGGAACTCTTCTTCAAGAAGTTAAGTTCCATTGCTTCGTATTTAAGTTTTTCTTTCAGAGGTTTTGAAATAAGTTTAGGAACCGACTCTAGATCTATACTATTCTGTTCACAAAAATGAACCACTGCATCAATATAATTCATTTCAGGATTATACTTCACAAGATTTTCAATCTCTTGAGCAAATCTTGATGGACAGAAAAATTTACTTTCTAATACCTTCTCTAACTCATTCTCCATCTGGCCCAGTACTGTGAGATACAAATTCTTTGATATAACGAACTAATAACTTAATATAGTCCCCTTTGTTTCTTTTGTCAAACACTTCCACTTCTCCCCCAGGAGTAACCATTAATGTAATCAGTTTCTTAATTGGATTACCAGTCATTTCATAATAAGCAGACGCATAAAACATCTCTTGAACAAAATAGTTTTCAATCCACGCTTCTGGTTTTATTTTGTCTGAAGTTTTAAAGTCAATAACTGCTAACTCTCCTTCATATTCAGCAATACAATCAACTCGTCCGGCAAGTCCAAAGTATTGAGAGTACAAAGTTCGCTCAATTGCGTGAATATTATTTATCTTATCAAGATAAGGTTTAGCATGAAAAAACATTAACTTTGTCAGAGGTTGATAATCATCCCAGTTCAGTTCTTTGTTTTCCAGATAGTCCTGACAGACTTGGTGAAAATCAGTACCTCTTGCAGTTGCTCTTTTAGTAATACGATTTGCTTCTTCAAGACCAACTCTCTTTCGCCAATTAATAAAAATTTGACGATTATAAAATGAAGTTACAGATGTAATAGAAGGCACCCACTGCCCATCAGGAAGATGGTAAAGGCGGATGCCATTTGTTTCTTTCTTTTCTAGTTCAATATCACCTAAAAAATTATGATGAATAAATGTCATAGATTAAGTTCCGTTTTTGCTACAATATACTCTTTAACTAGTCCAGAGCGGACAATATCATCAATACCAAATTCAATAATATCAAATGATGGCATCACACGAAGAATCTTCATAAAGTCAATAATTCCATTCTTCTCATTTGTCTTAATTAAATCGCTCTGAGTGGCATCACCACAGAACATAATCTTACTATGCTCACCGACACGGGTGATAATAGAATCAAGTTCGTGGAAGTTTAAATTTTGAAATTCATCTACGATAATGATAGCATTGTCCAGAGTAGTTCCGCGAATAAAAGAAGTAGACCAAAAACTAATCGTTCCTTGAGTTTTGAGTGCTCCATAAAGCATTTCAAAGTCTGCGTCTGTTGGAAGTTGGAACATATACTTTACCATATTCTTATAAGGAATTTGATAAAGTGAAGATTTGTCCTCGTGATCTCCAGGAAGAAATCCAATCTCACGAGTAGCAACAAGAGACCTTACAATGTAGATTTTCTCATAAGGAGTTCTTTCATCAAGAACATCTTGAAGTGCGTTGTAAAGAGTAATAAAGGTTTTACCTGTACCAGCAGCACCATACGCAACGATATTTTGACTGTCTTCGTATGACTTATAGAGAATCTTTTGATTATCTGTGAGAGGTTCAATCTCTCTCATCAAATCAGAATTGATTGGTTTCTTACGCTTCATTTGCTTAGCGGTCATACCAACACCAATTGGTTGGTCATCTTTTCTGTTTCTTCTTGCCATATAAGATTAGATTTTTTTGACTTTTGAACCAGGCATCTTGGCAGCACGACCAAGAACATCATTCCACCCAGGATTTTTTGAGATTAGCTTGTTCTGCCAATCTCCAACTTCTCCTGGATTTGCACATCCTTCTGACCAATCCCTTTGCCACTCGGGATTGTCTTTATACCATTGTTGAATGTCGTGAACACTCATCTCAATAACTTTCTTTTCACCAGTTTCTTTATGAACAATTGGATAAATCGCCAAGTTTATTCCTCCATTTTATATGAGAGTATTTATTCAATAGTGATCGAACGTGCGTCAGAACATTCTGGACAATCTTCCCGAGTCCAACCAAGAGCATTAGAAACAGCAGGAAATTGACAAGTAAAAATACAACGAACTGCCTCAGCAATGTCCATATGTTCCTTTTGTGTACCATGTCCAGCTCTCAAATCAATGTAATGAATCCAAGACCTCACAGAACCCGTCATATAGAGGCGTGTAGGCGTCGCTAAGGGCAATACGAACCTTGCACACTCCTTTGCTACTCCCTTCTCCAGAAGGCGGTCGTAGACCCTCTGAGACTGCTCAAACAGAACACGAATGTCTTCCAGTAATGTGAGTTTCAGATAATCTGGAAGGTCATCAACTGAGTTCTGGCGATTCTTAGTATCTTGCCTACGAAGTTCAGGAAGAGGAATATTCTGATTCAGGAGATTAGTATCAGCATACCTTTGAGAAAACTCCTGAAATGTAAATGACCTGTGACGCAAAATCTGAGCTGCAATACCTCTTGTAGTATTGATTTCTACAGTCATAGTTGCCTGCTCGAAAATACTCCAGTGCTGATGCTTAATACAATACTTAAGCAGTCCATCAAAACTTTCATTGTCTTGATTCTTTGGATTAGAAACACGAGCACAATATGCCATATGTTTCTCTGCATCTGGTGTTACTGAAACAAGTTTTACTTCTGGTTTCATGAATTCAAATTCTTCGAACATTTCCTTCACAATCCATCTCCATCATCGTCGTTTGTTAGTTTATATTTTTTATTTACTTTTACTGGTCCAAATGCATCATCATCCTCTTCATCATAAAACACCTCATCATAATCATCAATATAAGGAGCAACCTCTTCATATTGTGCTTTATATGAATCAACATCAGAATACACTTCTGACTTAAGACAATCCACAAGAGACTCAAGGTTTCTAATGATTAACTTAATCTTTTCTTTATCCATCATGATTAACCCTCACAAAGGTAATTATACATAAAAAAAAGAGGGGAGTCAAGTCCCCTCTTACATCAAGCAACTTGTGGTTGCTTTGCCATATTCAGTTGTGCGTCTTTAAGAAGTTTTTCCTTCTTTGCTTTAACTTTAAGATAACGAACGAAGTAAGTATTCATTTCGCACCTCCTTTGGATTTCTCCATATAAAGTTTGTTTCCATTCTCATCAACGTAAAACATTGATCCACGATAGATCTCTACATGTGGTTGAATCTTAAACGTTTGATTGGGGCGATCTGTGGTATCATATTCGACACCACGATATACGACTTTTGACATTAGGTTTCTCCTTAGTTTTTTAGGTTAAAGAGCGTTCCTTCAGTCGGCTTTTGCGTTCGCTATTTCCGAATAGCGAATGAACGATCCGTTCCGAGTCGGCTTACTTCCGTCCTATTCAGTTACACACTTTTATGAAATCCTTTCGGAGTTCTAATAGCAATCGGTCTTCTACTCTTTGAGTTACTACATCGTCGTTTTTAACGATGTCCATTAGTTCCATCGCAGTGTCACAAGTTACTGCTACATTTGAAGTAGCAACAACTCGTGGCGTTGAAACAGAGAGAAGTGGAACCCATGCTAAAAGCAAAAGTGCTTTAGTCATAGGATGAACGTTAGGGGATTATTATACCCCTATCCATACTATGTAGCAAGTTATGTGTGTATTTCCTGATACAATTTTATTGTCTCTCAATATAACTTAACGTATGATTGGTTGCGTAAAGTTGCTCAATAATTATGTCACACCCAATCTTTGGATTACAATCACCACAAGTATAAACATCCACTGCAGCCTTACCTTCCTCTGGCCAAGTATGAATACTGATATGACTTTCAGATAACAAACAAATTACGGTAACTCCTTGTGGTTCAAACTTTTTTGATATGGTCTGAATTACATTTGCACCGCTTGCTGCTGCTGCGTTTTCTAATAAGTCTATAAGACAACGCTCGTCGTCCAAAAGGACAAACGAGCATCCATACAAGTTAAGTAGATAATGCTTCCCCATTTTACAGTGGATTCTCCTCCGCTTCCTTAATCAATGAACTTACAATCTTTTCTGTGCCGTCCATTGTTTTGATAGCATACAGAGATGATTTTTGATATTTTTTAATTTTTTTATATTCTTTCAGAACAATATCTATATTGTCCAAATCGATAGTAATGTTTGCATCTTTACCAATTCTATTTTCTTTTCCCTGTCCACCAAATCCGGCACTCATTTTCTTTTCTTTTTCTCAGGTTGCTTATATCCCCAAAGTCTGGGATTTACTCTTCCATATCCAAAGTCAATTTTTTGTACTGCACCAAGACCATATTTGTCATAGTACATATCAAAAAGATTTACCATTTTTGGACATCTTACTAGATCTAAAAACTTTTTATTATCAACATTATACCAAATTAAATATGCATCATTCGGAAAAGAAGGATCTTTTACTTTATCTAGAGAAGTCTTTTCAAGTAAAACTTCACAACCATATTCGTGTGGCAGAACTTGTTTTTCATTTTTTGGTGACTCTGCCATAGATTCTCCCTGTGCTTTCTTTACAACATCACGAAGTTTACTCATGAACGACCGCCCCATTGAATATCAGGATAGGATTCACTTACAATTTCTTTAGTGATTTTATATTTAGATTGTAATTTTTTATCCTTAACTAAACAAAGAATCTCTGCTTCGAGAGGATGGAGACCTTGAAGAATATTAATAAACATAGTTTCTCTACGGAGAGAACTTAGTTCATTATTACCACCTCTCACAAAATTATAAAACATATGATATTCTTTGCGAATAGAGGATCGCCCTTGATCCATAGATCCTAAAGAATTGGAGTTTAGCTCTTCCATTTTAGAAACAGCATCTCCGATTTTAGAACTTAGAGTTCCACTGAATGAATTTTGTTCTCCAGTGCTTGCATATGGTACATCTCCTTCTGGAAGAAGAGAAATAACACTCTCATCAAAATTCCAGATCAAAATTGTTTTAAGAGAAGGATCTTCATATTTTTTAAGAACTTCTACTTTTTTTGCATTTGTTCTCTGCTTAGATGCAAGAGTTAGTATTTCAAATACAAATGGATTAGTTGGAAGATCTTCAATAGGAGTATCAATCTTCTTCTTCGTCTTCGTCGTCGTAGTCATAATCGCTATTTTCAAATCGTACAGATACTATTTCGTCGGGTATTACTTGTCCATTTTCATCAAAGAACTCTGGATGTAAATATGGAGGTCTTGATTCAAGTAAATGCCTATAGGTTAACCAACCTATTATACCTCCTGTCATAAAAAAGAGCAACGTGAACATTACTGAGAATGTTATTACATATGCTGTTTCCATTTTTCCTTCTCCAGAGAGTTTATTTTTTCCTAATATCAAAATGAAATTCTATAAAAAAATGAAGCTCCCTGCGAAAGAGAGATATCATTTTACCAAACCTCATTTGAAAAGTCTTTGGTTTTTCTGATACCCTCCTTCTATTCCTAAGTAATAACTCAACTCCCCGATTAATTTGGGGATCTGACTTATTTAGTTTTCTTTTTCCTTCTTCCTGGTCGTTTATCATAATCATATTTCCAGGCATCTTCAAGAATACTATAAAGATAGTTTCTTATTTTTCTTGCTTGTGGTTTTGGTATGTGACCATATCCCTCACGAAGTTGTTTATGAATTTCATCAGATCCACCCTCAAGGTAATCATCTAAGTCCATTACAAGATTATTAATTTCACTCGCTGTAGAACTTTCAATAAATTCTTTTACTTCTATTCTTTTTGTTTTACGAATTTTCAAATAATCATAAAATTTTAACACGAAATGTCCATCAAAAGCATAGTCAATTGCTTTTTCTACATCATTATAAACTTCGTAAAAAGTGCTATTCATTAAACCAAATTTTGCTCCCTAAGGTATTGAACAGTGTCAGTGCATCCCCCAATATGTTGATCATTTACAATCACTTGAGGAAAGGTAGAACCTTGTCCAAACTCAGCATAAAATTCATCTCTGGTGAAATCTTCATTAAGTTTGTAAACAACGTGTTGAACCTTTGCCAATTCTAGCACTTGTTGAACTTTAGTGCAATATGGGCAACCATCTTTAGAATAAACTGTAAATTTCATATCATCTCTTTTTTGTAGAATATTTATATTGGATTGTTGAATCGATGAAGAGTATTTACTACATCAAATATTTCATTCAATGTAGTATTGCAACCTTTAGATTCCCACCAATTAATTATTTGATTATAGCAGGGCCAATGAAATGATGGAACAGATTCTGGTTGATTTAAATCCCAAACAGTAGTTTGTAAATTTGGGTTTTCCACAAACAATGGAAAAATATAAACTGGAGAATCAAATATACTAAACATTATTGTTTCGGTAGTAGGGTATTTTGCCCATTCATCTCTTATATTTTTATCAGTTCCCATATACTCAAACCAAAATGTTTCCCCATCATAATAATGGTCTAATAAATTTTTTGCATGATTTCTGGTAATAATATATCCAGTTGAAGACCAATCACACCAACATCTATGTCTAAAGTGAACATCTGGTTGAAAAAATTTAAACATTTCATTACGAAATAAAACCAATTGAACACAAGACCAATCTGAAGGTAAAGCATCAAAAAATTCTTTCCAAGTAAAGTTCCAGTATTTTACGGAATCAAAACTTATATCATCCTCACAAAAGAAAGCATATTGTTCATTCGTATTTTCATACCATCTTTTAATTGCCTTGAGATGAGATGTTGTACATCCAAGATAACCTTCTTTATCTTTTGCCCACCAATCTATACTATGGACTATGTGTTTATCTGGATTATAGCGTTCAAATATATGAGGAGTAATATTACCAACTTCATAATCTTCAAATTGTTTATAAAGAACTTCTCTCCTATTGTATGATTCTGAAATACTAATAAAATTAATAGGAGGGAAGTTTCTAAGTTTTTCCTTATAAAGATAAGTTTCTTCCATTTTCAATCAATTTATTTTTTATATTTAATACTTTCTCTGTCTCTGGAGATCTATCTGGTGATCTATAAAGACCTGGCCAAGTATCACGAATGATCTCAGCCAGTTTATAAGGTGTCTCAGAACTAATCATCTAACGTGATGACCCCCAAACATATATCTCATACCATTCAGAACCTTGGCAGCGAAAGTGCCCAGATTGCGTGAATTAAATCTTTCATAAAGAGCAGTGGTGATGACAGGAGCGGGAACCCCCAAATCCACAGCAGCATTAACCGTCCACCTACCTTCACCGCTGTCGGATACTCCTCCAGAGAAGTCAGAAAGCTGTGGGCTGCGGCGCAACACATCAGCAGTAAGATCAAGTAACCAGCTACCAACAACGCTACCACGACGCCATAACTCAGCAACTTCAGCAACATCAATATCATAGCAGTAGGATTCTGGGTCTGCCATTGGCGCAACCTCTGCGTCTCCTTCTCTGACATATTGTGCTCCATTATTAGCATTCTTGATAATGTTGAAACCTTCGGCATATGCTTGCATTATACCATACTCAATGCCATTATGCACCATCTTCACAAAATGACCAGCACCAGGACCACCACAATGTAACCAACCATACTCTGCAGAGGTTACAGGTGAGTCAAACTCAGTCCTCGGGGCAGCATCGACTCCTGGGGCAAGGGCATTAAAAATGCTTTTACAAGTGGCGACTGCAGTATCTCCACCGCCAACCATAAGACAGTATCCACGATCCA